ACGACTGCGGCCATATTAAACCGGTAGGTGTTACCTACCCGAATGTATGTAGTTGGCGGGATGTGCCCCCTACGTACCCACCCCCGCACCGTAGCCAGAGAGATGTGTAGTTTGCGCGCTACCTCATCAATTGGCACGTACTCGATGTCCAGATCGTCGGTAGATGGTTCCATTATTTTCTCCTTATTGAGATTGTGTATTCAGATTCGACGTTTAACCCTGGTGGTAGTATGTCTGGGTTCTCTGCCAGAAACTCCTTCACCGCAGTTTGATTAAGACGTTTCTCTAGGAACTCGGGTACCCCGTGCGACACTACAAAGCTGTGCATGGAGCCCCAATCGCTAGTCCAATACCGCTTCTTCTGTGTGCGGTAGAACACCCCAGCGTCAGTTCGTACGCTATCAATGTCGTTGTCTTTGCAGAACTGCAGGAGAGACATCTTGATCTTATCCTGTTGCCCCTTGAGCCCATCGTCCTGTGTCTTGAATGTGGTCGCCAGCTCCTGGCGCTGAGCGCGTATATTTATATATGCCTTGGTCAACTTACCAAGGCGCGACTTCTCTTCCATCGTGCCTACCCTGTTTTATTGCGATTGGCTAACTTTAGTGTAGTAAGACACCCTAGTCAAGCAATTCGTTATATAAATCTATAATTTTTGTGTGTACATCAATTCTCGCATCCAATAGTTTATATACGTGCTGCTCCGCCGGGGAGCCATAAAGCTGCACCACCGTGCATTTGTTGACTTGTCCCGCCCGGTGTACACGTGCGTTGGCCTGCGAGTATACCTCCAGGGAGCTGGTCGGAGCCCACCAAACAACGGTATCGGCGGCGGTTAGCGTTACGCCGTGCGCTGCGGCGGCGGGTTGTATAACTAGGACGCGGGGGTCTTGCTGAGTTTGGAAACGCCTGAACGCATCAGTACGTTTCGCAGCGGTCACACTACCCTGAATGATCTCGTTGGTTATTCCATCGGCGGATAGTTTCTCAGAGAGTAGGGATATAGCGTGCCGAAAAGGTACAAACACAAGTACCTTGCCCCTAGCTTCTTGGACGGACTCCATAAGCACGTTATATCGGTTCTTTATGTCGAACTCTAACGCATCCCCTTCGTCCGTATACACAGCCCCCGCAGATATCTGCAGGAGCTTATTCATGTTAACAGCCGCGTTTACGGCGGTAACTTCTTCTCCTGCGGCCTGCATCACCATCCTAGTCTTGAGCTCTTTGTAATACTTCTTTTGTTGGGGGGTGAGTTCCACCTTCCGTTTGGTGTAAACCATCTCCGGTAGGTCCAGGCACTCTTCCTTGGTGAACCGTATAGCGGGGCGGAGGGCATTGAACACGATGTCGGTGGCGGTATCTTTTACCGCCCACTTGAACCTAGTCACTTTGTACATAACTTGGTCGCGGAACGAGCCGAAGAATTTCGGCACCGCTGTAGCGTTGACGAGTTTAGCTAGGCCGTAGGCGTCAAGAGGACTCTGGGCTGCGGGGGTTCCCGTCATCATCCACAACCACGTATCTTTACCCAGTAGTTTATTCAACGCTTTCCAACGTTTGGTCTGTGCGTTCTTATAGTGTGTAGCCTCATCTACAATAACTAAGTCGAAGCCTGCGGCAGCAATATCGTCAGATACGATATCCACACCGTCATAGTTTATAATGACGTACTGAGCGCCACCGTTGATTACCTTTTGTCGTTTGTTCTTTGCCCCGTAGGCGACATCCACCGTACGGTGCATAGCAAACGTAAATAGGTCAGCACGCCACGCCGAGTCCATAATGGACAGCGGGCATATGACAAGCACGCGGTTGATGACGCCTTGTGACAAGAGAAAATCAGAAGCCCATATCGCGCTGGCGGTTTTACCGGTGCCCTGTTCGTTGAAACAAAAAGCCTTCCGATGCTTAGTTAAGAACTCAGCCGTAGTCTTCTGGTGCTCGAAGGGTTTGTACGTTCCTGACCACTGGTATTGTCCCTTGATAGGTGACGGAACGTCTATGTTCAGGCTCTTTAATGTGAGGGTCTCCTCTACCCCCCACTTCACAAGCACCTCGTTAGCGCCTACAGCCTTGCTGTTAGGCACCACACTTGTAACTTTGTTTGGGTGTCTAAGGTTTAGTAGTAGCGCCTTGTTGTTGACGACCTGCATTGTAGTTCTCCTTGGTGTTCATGGCTTAGACCTTTCTGGTCTTTCTTTTTGTGCCCTTGTTTTTTGGACCCTTGCTTAGCGCCCCTCCGGCAGCGCGGTTACGGGTACGGCTCTGCACAGTCACCCCGTCTTTGTTGGTGCCTCCACGCGATAGGGGTTTCCTGTGGGCCACATCTTTACCTTCGCGCTTGTCAGCTTTGCCGTTCTTGTTGGCGTCCGCGCCTGTCTTATCCATATCGCGGCGCGCGCGTTGCCGCTCCATACGGTCAGGGTGTTCGCCCCGCGCCTGCTGTTGCGCGTACTCTTTTTTGTAAGGACGCTTGGTTTTCTTATATGCCACTAGTTTCTCCCGTTATGAGGACATTCCAATACAGCGCAGTGTTGACGGCACAGTCCACTAGGTCGTGGGTTCCATACACCCGTCGCCAACGCCTTCTCCATTCTAGCATAGTTTGTCAGCCATTTCTTCCATAAGGCGGGGGCGGTAGCGCTTTGGTAGCTATCCTTTACGAGGGCCTTAGCGATGACAAACAGTAGCCCCGCGTTGACCTTCTTCACCTGCGGGAAGTGTTTGAATGTGGCTAACGCCATCAACTCCAACTGTCCGGTGTCTGCATACCGGGCGGACTTACCTGTCTTGTAGTCCACTACCCATGCCGTATCGTCGTTGATGATGATTAAATCCGCGATACCACGGAACCATACGTCGTCAGCGAAGAACTCACAGGGCTCTAGGTTCTCTGTCACACCTAACTTGTACTCACACAGCTTCTCACCGGGCATATTCTTTAGCCGTGTGAGCGCGTCCTCCACGAAATCAAACTTCTTTGGTATAGGCGTGTCATCGCGCATAAAGTTCTCAGCAGCCTCATGGAACAGGGTGCCATACAGCATCGCCTCAGTCTCTTTGTCTTGGTACTCTTTAGTTATCTTCATGTGGTAGAACTGCTTCGGGCATTGCTCGAAGGCTTTGATCTTACTGAAGGACCAAGGCGATACGCTATATGTCATTCACAGTCTCCATAGGATTTCCCAACTCCGGCTTCGCAATCAACAGGGAGGCCCTTGGCCCAGTCGGGCACTGCGCGCATACATTGCTCCACGTATGTCTTAGCTTCCTCCACGTCTGCGTCGGGTACGCAGCATACTATGGAATCGTGCACAGTTAGAACGACCTTGTAGCGTTTCGCTACATCCAGCATCTGCTCGCCTATGATGCAGCGAGCTATGGCTTGGCATACGTTCTCGACGACCTTGCCACCGTATATCCGGGTCCGGCCCCGTCTAGTCCTGTAGCTGTATTCGTATCCTTTGTCTGTCTGCTCCGCGCTCAAATCGCTGTAGCGTAGCAGTAATCCAGACGGTAGCCGGAGCGCTGATTCGTCGGGCACTGACTCTATCAAATCTCCCACGCCCAGGGGGGTCGCGTCGCCTCGTTCCAACGTAGCGATGGTGTTCTGCGCATCACGCCATAACCTGTGTATCTGGTAATTGGCGCTCCGGTAGATATCTATAACGCGCCGTGCCTCGTCTAGGTCCATGTCAAACCCAAAGTTCTTCAGTTGCTCCTTAAAACGTACAGCGCCCATACCGTACCCAGCCCCCAAGATTGTTGTCTTACCAACAAACCTCTGGTCTTTGTTTACGTCTTCCTCGTCCACCCCATAGATGCGGCTAGCCATCTGTTTGTAGACGTCTTCCTTGTTAGCGAACGCGGTAACTAGGTCTTCCTGCTCCGCAAGCCACGCCAATACGCGCGCCTCGATCTGAGAAGAGTCCGCCTCGACTATAGTGTAGCCGTCTGGCGCGACGATGCTGCGTTTGAGGGCCTTAGCATTGGGACCACGCGACGGCAGGTTCTGTAGATTTATCTTGTCGTCCCCGCCCCAACGACCTGTGTGCGCGGCGTAGTACCTAACCGGAACCGGCAGTAACCCACGCTTAGCGATGTCGATGAAACGCTGTGTCCTTGTCTCTTCCAACGTGCTTTTAACACCAAGCCTAGCAGTGACGGCGGTTTGCACTCTTACGTCCGCGTGCTCAGTCAATGCCTTGAACGCTTCATCCGACTTAGCGAACGCGAAGGTTTCTTTACCTGTGGTTGGGCTCACTTTCATGGGCGGCTCTACGCCGAAAGCACGTAGTATATCCGCGAACTTTGGGTTGCTCATGAGGTCCGCGCGTTCGATGTTCGCGTCACGGAGTAGGTTATCCTTAACGTCCTTCGTGTAGGCTAAGTGTCCTTCCAGCAGCCCCATGTCTAGGTCCAGGGTGGGCTCTATGTACATCCGTAACGTAAGGTCAATGAGCTTCAGCTCCTTGCGAGGGAACCCTACGGACATACGTTTGAATAGTTCGTAGGCCAGATCGACGTCGTTTACGCAGTAGGCCCCGTATCTAGCTAGTTCACCGCTCGTAAAATCTGTCCGGTGCTTTCCGATGGCGGCGGCGACTTCTGTGCCTTTAGCTCCGATGTCGTACCTTCCAGCAAGCGCTTTGAGACTTGAACTGTCTTCCACCCCATGTACAGCACGGGACATACACAGAGTATCGGCATAAGCCCGAGGACGAATACCATAGCGCCAACTAAGAATGGCACCATCAAACATAGTGTTATGAGCAAGTACCATAGCCTCATCCAGATTGAGTGCTTGTAGTTGCGTCTTGATGTGTTTGTGTGTTCCACTAATCCACTCCGTTTCTCTGTTGTTTACCTTGACCGCCACTCCGACTACCTCGAAGCGGCGATCCCGGATATACTCCTCCGTCGTTAGTTTACGTAAGGAGTAATCCTTGTCGTAGTACGTCTCAAAATCTAGCGTTACGAAGTCCATCGCTAGGCCCCCTCGCGCTGGGATAGCTCCCCACCACAAGCAAGATACCCGGCCCCATCTATATAGTTATCCAGGTGGTTTGATTGGCCATTCTTGATGCGCGCCAGTTTTAGCAACGTCATCATCACCGATACGTCTACGGGCGTAACAGGTGTGCCAAGATGTGTGGACCAGTAGGTAGCAATCGTAGAGAAGTTATCCTCCATATTACCATGCGTGCTCGCACGATCCTTGGTTACGTACTCCTCGGCTGTACGAAGTACCGACGCTCGCCTAGATATTCTTGGGTCCAGGGGCGGGACGAATGGTAGTTCTAGTTGCTCACCCATTATTATTCCCCCCTGAGCGCCTTTTGGTACCTTCTTTGGCTGGGTCGGCAGATGCTATCTTCTCAGCGGCTGTTTTTGGCACAGTAAGCCACCCGTATTGACCCACCGCACTCGCGCAGTGGCTGCACGTTTTGACGCTCCAGTTCATGCTGGAGATGGAGTGCTTAGTATGGCAGTGTGGGCAGTATATATCCCTACCCCCCGACGCCCTACAGTACCTCCAAATGCGTACGGCGTTCTTTGGTTTCG